TTCACATCTCCTTGTGACTTAGTAAGTAGTGCGCCTGCACCTTGTCGTGTTACTAATGCCATGTTTTATATTCCTAAATAATTACTGCTCGTAAGCTATGCCGATACTACCAGCATCAAAAGTATCTGATCCACCAGCGGTAGTAAGTCTTATCTGAGTAAGCTCCCCGGTGAGTTGTTTGGTTCCTGCTGATATTTGATTGAATGCAGTAGCTTCCCCGATATTACCTTGCACCATCCAAAAATCAGATACATCGGTTATCTTAATAAGAGTAAAGCCGCCGTACCATACAGAACCGCTAGAAGTGGCATAAGTTATATGAAAGTAAGTAGAGTTGCCGGTCTGACCAGCTCCTCCAGAGGTTACTCCGCCGTTATAGCCAGTAGTTTCAAATCCACCACTATCCCCAAGTTGAGCTACAATAGGACTAGTACCGCTAGTAGAGGTTCCATTTAAGGTTACTGTTACTCGCTTAGTCCCAGCTGGGATACTTGTTAAGTCAACAGAAGTGCCTGATGTAGACGCAGTGGTACTATCCAAAGTTATTGTATCACCTGAAACAGCAGCCTTAGCTAGTATATGCCAAGTAGAGCCATCACAAAATAGTTGTATCCAATCGTAATCTGTTGTGAGTGTTGCAGTACCAGCCCCATCTATGTTATCACTAGAAGATACTGTAACTGTACCAGCAGCAGTAACTCGTTTAATATAATAAAATTTATTATCATTAGATGCAGCACTTGGTAGTGTAATAGTCTTGTTGCTTGTTACAATAATAATATCTTCAGTACCTGCATTAGTATCAACAGCTACTGATATATCTACTAANNTCATAGTTCTCGTCGAGAGTTATGGAAGCTGCACCATCTATGTTATCTGAAGAAGCTATAGTAACAACACCAGCCGCTGTTACACGCTTAATATAGTAAGATATATCCTCACTTGTACTTGCTACTGGTAGTGTAATAGTTACATTACTTGTTACGATAATGATAGCTTCTTTATCAGCCGTAGTAGCTGTAGATGTTTCAATATGAGATAAAGATTTATTAAGACCAGTTGTTTCATGAACATTATTAAACCAAGTATTCCATGCAGGGTTATTAAAATCTTTAACAGAAGATGGTGGAGGCGTTATATTATCAGCCATTAATGGTCACCAAGAGTTACATCTAGTTCAATATCATCTACATATAATTGCTCATCACCAGCATAAGAAAGCTGATAATTACGTTTAGTAAATTTACCACCCCTCCTAGCAACATCTCTTTTACTAGTATCAAGAGAACGCCCTGTGATAAATGTACCATCTTGTTCTGTAGAGGTTGACCACTGTAATGTAAGTGTTTGAGAATCCACAGTCTCATCAATAGTTGGTTTAGCAGCGTGTTGGAATTTAAGCTTATTAGTACCACCATCCCACATGCCTGTCCTTATAACCAGAGGAACTTCTTCAGATGTATCTGGCGAGGCCAAGCTAAAATAGCCATCTTCAATATAATTAGCTTCAAAGTACCCAGTAAAACCGAGGATAGTATCTAAAGGAACCATGTTATCACCCAATGTAATAACATCACCATTAGCCATAATACCCTCACCGATTCTAGCACTAACCGTAGCGTTAAATCCACCAGTACGTTTTGTCCATGCCATTAATGGGAAAACAGTATTACCATTGATAACAGTTGTCCAAACACCCCATAACTTTGTCATAGTATCAAACACAAGTGTTTTCTCTGGGGCAATAGCTGGAGTAGCAGCGGTTGACAAACTATACATTGTCAATATGTAGAATAAATGACCTTGTGCATTTACGCCTGTTCCTACAATACGGAAAGATTCTTTAGTAACATTGTGGTTTACATAAGAGTCAATAGTATCTGTAGAAACTTTCTCTAATCCATAATTCTCTAACTTATATACACCAAGACTACCACTAGGGTCACTACCTACAAAGTAAGTAATATCGCCATTTTCCCATACAGAGAGTCCATCACCACAACCAGTATTATGAAAAATATCTGGTCGTCTATTCAGGGGAGAACCTACGGCATTAGCAGCATCATAAAAGAATTCAATAGTACGAGTACCAAAAGCAACTATACCTTCTCTATGTCTACCAAGATATACTCCTTTATCGTGATTACGTTCAGCAGTAATAAAACCAGTAGCGGGGAACGTATCTACATCATCAAGAGCACTATTATAGATTATACCATCTTCATCCATAAGGAAGAGATAACCATCTAAAACTGCACCACCATGTACCAGAGTAGTCGGGAAGTTAGTTGGTGCGTGTACAGACAATACATGGCCTGTAGTAATCTTAGCTGCATTATTATTTTCAGCATCTACTATAATAAGTACATTAGCTCCGCCAGATACATTAGCCTCGTGGAACTCTACACGCTCAGTTCCGGCAGTAATTGTACCAACAGTGGTTCCATAATCATTACGGTAGACTGTATCGTTTTCTACAAAATAAAGAGTGTTATTATGCTCCCAGAAGTAGACACCCCTGCCACGACTATCAAGACCGGCAGCAGATTCTGCATCCTCAAAAATATCTATAGAAGGTCGTTGTGTTACTTGTAACTTATCACCAAGCTTTTGAACTACGCCGTTAGTAAGACCAGAAGCATACTCAGTGATACCAGCACCACTAAAGGACTTAATAACAAAGTCTACAGCAACAGGTACTTTAGCATCGGCCATTAACGATATTCCGGTTCAAAGTAAATAGAGGAGTCTTCTTGATCCCAAGACATAACCTCATCCTTGACAAAAGTAGCTTCTTGGTGGAGTAGAGTACGATCAGCACGAGGGATTCCATATTCAGGGGCTAAACGTACAGCTAACCCATACTTAATAGCTTCATACCACTCAGAAGGAAATTCAAAACTATCTGTAGGAGAGACATCTACATCATCAAATGGTTTCTGATATAGGATTTTAAATATACTATTAGCTGCAAACGTACTATCAGGAGTAGGCCATACATTAAGAAGCCCATTAGTTAATTGTATGTCGTAGTAGTACTGTGTAGGAGTACCTGTAGCATCTTTATCCGATAGATTCCAATACTCTTCACGACTTAACTTAATAAGAGCTACATCAATAAGTGTGCTACTTTCTCTACGGTATGCGTCAATAATACGCATAGGGCGAGAACCAACTGTAGCAGATCCTAATGAATATTGTATTTGCCCATCAACCGGAGTAAGATCATACTCACGTATTTGCCATAGTTGTAGGCCATCAGTTTGCCAAGCTTTAACCATTATGTTAAGAGCTACAGCGGCTTGGTCTATTTCATCTTCTGTAGGGTCTTCATCAATAGAACCAACACCAATAAGCCGCAGGGAAGCTTTGATGAGGGTATCTTTATCTATACTATAATCTGTTGAGGCTGTTAAGGCCATATATAATTCCTATCTTAGAATGCTTTAAGTGCTCTATAGGAGACATGAAGATGATTCCCCTCGACAAGTATGTAGTACTCATCGCCCAGTAGCCTTTGAAGTTCTACCCGTAAGGAGTCTTTAACTACCCTACTAAGTTGTTTTCCTGTAAGATCTGCCCATGTACGGAAGTCCATAGCCATTCCCTTCCAGTGATCTGAGGAGTGGGAGTGCTTTCCCTCGATACCGGAAGTGATGCAAAAGGGATAATCGTTTTCTTTCCAGAGGTTTTCCACTACACTGGCGGCCCAGAACATCTGTGGAACTACACCATGTAATCGTACACCTTGTTTAATCATTAATACGTTCCTTAGTCATTTACGATCAAGTCTCTTTTCGACGTAATCTAATCTTGTTTCTAATCGTTCTAGGCTGATGTTACTAGCCTGAAGTAAATCTCTAACATCACTCAACACATCTTTAAAGTCAGCCACAGCTTGACCATAATCGCTTGTTTTAAGTTCAAGAATTCTAACACGTTCAACAATAGGAGGATCAGTATCTAAAGTTTTAATGACATACCAAGCTTGCCCTATACTAACTGTTATGTTAATAATTAAAGCCCCAATAACTCCAACCATTACTTTCTCACTCATATGCCAACTCATACTAAGTCCTTTATTAGTAGTATATTATTAGAATTATTATTCGTCATCATCTGGACGAGTCCAAGGAACAGTTTGATCATCTACTGGTGCCCTGAAAAAGTCTGATGGATGTCTAGGTTCCCAATCCTTCTTACAGACATAAAGCCCTTCCCAAGTCTTACGGAGTTTAGAGGCTTTAAATTTAAAGCCGCAACGATCGCATATTGCGTTATAATCTCCTATTACAGCATGAGATTTTTTAGACATGTCTATTACCTTTTCTCATATTATCTCTAGCAAATAATAGTTGCATATTATCTTCACAATGCAATCCACAAACTAACTTACCTTTTAAAGGAACAATATGGTCTACATGAACTTCACGGCCTGTTCTTTTTTCTTCTATCTTAGCTAGTTGATACCATATTTGTATATACTTATCATTAGCCCAAGTGGGTTTAGCATTTAATTTTCTTGCTCGATAATCTTGAGAACGTTTTGCATCTTTATCTAAATTATTTTCTCGCCACTCTCTACATCTCTGTCTATAAATTTCCGGATTCTTTATCCTAATAATTCTAGCTTTTTCATTGAGAAAATCTCTATTTCTAGCTTTATATTCTTTATCCCTACGTCTGAATTCATCTTTATTATCTATATAGTATTGCTTAAGATGCCCTATACTTGTTGTCCGCCATTTTTTATTAGCTGCGTTACCGCAGACTTTACATAAACTTTTATATCCACACGCACGATCGTTTCTTTTATGAAATTCAGATAAGGGTTTATCTTCCTTACATTTACTACAAGTCTTAGCCATTATAGTTACCAGTGTCTCCAGCCAAATATCCTCACAGCGCCCCAATATATCCAAGGAAGGAATATACCTCCCCATTTACGCTGTATACACTTTCTCAGAATCTTGTCGGCCTCTGCCCTAGAAATGTCTTGGCGATCATAATGGTAGTCGTGTTCTTCACAGCACCGAGTGAAATTGAAGTCAGGAGAATTGGTACACCCATC